TAGAGGGCAATAACCCTTTAACTTATACAGACCCTTTAGGTGCTACAGTAAATACTATACAAACAAGTATACTTAGTGTAGACACAGATGAAGGAGTTTTAGAACCATTGGGCATAGGCGAAGTTTTAGCTGAAGTTCAATATTAAATGAAAACGGATAAGCAGACAAAAGTCTTGCTGACCCCTTTTCAAAGCAAAAATAGGAGAATGTAAAATGGCAGATACATTTTATTTTTCGAGGGATACCTTAGTCCACCTTACTGATAGCGCAGGAGCAATCTATAAGATACCAGTACTAGATGGATTTAGTTTTTCTCAAGCAACCAATGCAACAGAAGTTACATTGAACGAAATGGCAACCGCAGCAGGTGTCAGTAGAAGAGCGAGACAAATGTTTACAGATTCTTACGCTCCTGCAGAATGGTCATTTCAAACCTACATCAGACCTTTTAAATCTGGTGGGGCAGGATCAGGCGGAGAACATTCAGCAGTAGCTCATCACATGGTTGAAGAGCCTCTATGGAATGCTTTAGCAGGAAGTGGAGCAGTAGGCGCATCTGGAACAGCTTTAACAGCTGATGGCACAGACGCAAATATAGCTTTTACAAATTCAAACAAAGTAGCACTAGATACCTTTGACTTATTCTTTGAAATGGGCAGTGGTAAAGCTAGTTCAACTATTTACAAGATAGAAGGCTGTGTTGTAAATGAAGTTTCAATTGATTTTGATATTGACGGTATTGCAACAGCAAACTGGTCAGGATTTGGTAAAATTATTACTGAAGAAACTTCAATGACAACTGCAACTAAGTATGAAGGAACAGCAGCAGCCGATACTAACAACTTTATTAGAAATAGATTAACAGATTTAGTCTTAACTAATGATGTTGTAACAGACACAGTTAACGGAGCAGTTTCAAGTTCTGCATCTGTTACTTTGGATAATGGTAGTTCATTAATCAAAGTTGGACAGGTTGTTTCAGGAACTGGAGTAACTGCAGGCACAACTGTATCTGCAATATCAGGCACTACTTTGACACTAAGTGCAGCAATGTCTATCGCAGACGGAGCAACACTTACCTTCTCAAATGTAGGTATGACTGATACTTATACACTAACACTAACTGGTGGAAATATTACTATTTCAAATAATATGACTTTCTTAACACCAGAAACACTAGGCAGCGTAAACCAGCCTTTAGGACATGTTACAGGAACTCGTTCTGTATCAGGTAACTTTACTTGTTACTTAAATACTCCTTCATCTGGTGCATCTAGTGCAGATTTATTTGAGGATCTCATTGAATCTACTTCAGTAATAACAAATTCATTTGATTTGACATTTACTGTAGGTGGAACAGGAAATACTCCAAGAATGGTTATGAATATGAATAATTGCCATCTTGAAGTACCTACACATTCAATGGAAGATATTGTAAGCTTGGAAACAAACTTTCACGCCTTACCAACCTCAGTTGACGCTGTGGACGAATTAGATTTAATCTTTATTGGACCAACAGTAACTTAATTTTAGAAGGGAGGGGCAACCCTCCCCTCGTTTAACCAGGAACCAGAATGACAGAACAAGAAAACAAATCAGTATCACTAGCGAGTTTATTAACTCCAAGCAAAACAGTTTCAGTAGACTATCCAGGAATGGCTGGATTTTCAGTTGATCTTTGCTATTTAGCAAGAGAAGAACTACTAAAATTACGAAATCGTTGCTTATCTCAAAAGTTTAATCGTAAAACAAGAGCTTTTGACGAACAATTAGATGAAGATAAATTTTTAGTAGAGTATGTAAAAGCTGTAATCAAAGGATGGAAAGGCTTAAAATATTCTTACCTCGAAGAGCTTCTATTGGTGGACATTAGTAGTCTTGATCCCGAAGATGAACTTTTATTTTCTCAAGAAAATGCAGAAACTTTGATGAAAAATGCATCAGACTTTGATACTTGGGTTACAGAAGTAACAGGTGATTTAGAAAATTTTACTCGAGTCAAGTAGAAAAAGTTTTAGAACTACTTGATGAAACATACAGAGACGGTCAGATATCTTTAGACGTATACTTAGATATATGTGAACAAAAAGGTATAGATCCCGATCCGAACGAAATGCCACCAACTCGTGGGGACTTTCCCCTTGAAGTTCAGGTGGCTTTTTTATTGCACGATCTTTTACCCGATAGATGGGATGGAATGAGTGGATCGTATTTCGGAAAGGACTTATCTGCTTTAGGAACTTTACTAGATGTCTGGGAAGTAGACGATAAGCAAATAGTTTGTTATTTTTTGAAGAATATAGAAGCAAGATACGCAATGAAATTGAATAAGGATTTAGAGCGACAAAGAAAAGCTCGTGAGAATAAAGGAAAGAATACTCACATATCCTCAGCAAATATTAAGAAAAAATAATGGCAAAAAACGAAGTAAAAATAAAAATCAACGTTGATGGTAAGGAATTAACTCTTACTAAAAAACAAGCAAAAGCTTTAGGTAAGCAGTTAGACAATACAGGTAAATCTGCCCATACCGTTGATAGACGCTTAAAAGGTGCTGCTCAAGCATCTTCCAATACCACAAAAAACTTTTCAAAAATGGCTCAAGGAGTCAGTGGTGGTCTTGTGCCTGCGTATGCTACTTTAGCTGCTCAAATGTTTGCATTAGGAGCTGTATTTAGAGGATTACAACAAGCCGCAGACTTTCGTGTATTAAATCAAGGTATGAGAGCATTTGCTGCTAACTCTGGAGTTATGGTAAAAAGTTTATCAAAAAATTTACAAGAAGCAACAGGACATCAATTAGACTTTAGACAAGCAGCACAATCATCTCAAATAATGTTAGCAGCTGGATTTAGTGAAGATCAAATGGGAGCAATCGCAACGGCAGCAAGAGGAGCATCAACCGCACTCGGTAGAGATTTTGAAGATTCTTTTAATCGTCTTGTTCGAGGTGTTACAAAAGCTGAACCAGAACTACTCGATGAATTAGGTATTATTCTACGATTAGAACCTGCTACAAAAAAGTATGCACAAGCAATAGGTAAATCTGCAAAAGATTTAACCACTTTTGAAAAATCACAAGCAGTTTTAAATGAAGTTTTAACCCAATCAGAAGAAAAATATGGAGCAGTAGGAGATGCTGTTCCCGTTAACCAATTTAATAAATTAATTGCAACTTTTATTGATTTAAAAGATAAAGCAATGGAATTTATCACTCCAATCGCAGAAGTACTTGCAGGATTCTTTACCGAAAATATAAAATCAGCAGTAGCAGTACTTGCTATTTTTGCTTCTACACTTTTAAAATCAGTGCTTCCAGCATTTGATGAACTCTCTGCAAAAATAGATAATAGTAGAATAGGAAAATTTGCTGCAGGAATAGGAGATAGTTTCGGAAGCATGAAAGGAAGTGCAGCTGAATTTAAAAGTCAACTCGGAGGACAAGGAACAGCAAAAGCCAAAAAATTATCACAAGGATTTGATAGTAAGGCAGCTTTAAAATCGTCAGGTATAAATGCTTTGAAAAAAGGTGAAAATCTAACTCGACAACAAATGAGTGGATTAAAAGGAGCCTTGAAAAAAGCAGAGGCAGAGTACAAAAGGCACGGAAAAATAACAACTGGTATATTTGCAGGAGAAAATATCAAAAAAGTTCGTGGCTTTAGAAGTTCATTGAAACAAATGGAAATTGAAAGCAGTAAAACTAATATGACTATGAGAACTGGTCTGAAGTTAACAGGAATTGCTATAAAAGGAACTTTCCAAGGAATGGCAATAGCTGCAAAAGTAGCATTTAAAGGAATGGCAATAGCTGCAAAAGGTGCAGCAGGAGCTGTTAATTTAGCTTTTAGAGCTGTAGCTATATTTGGTTTTATACAACTAGCAATGGATGGTTTAAAAGCTTTACAAGCAAACTTTGATAAAGTAATGCAAGGATTTGCAACTGCAATACGATTCGTAGGAAATGGAATTGCAAAACTAGCAAACTTTTTAAGTGGAATCCCACTTGTAGGTAAATTTTATAAAGCAGGCGGAGAATTTGCACAAGAAAAACTTGCCGGAATCGCAGATAGTATTGAAGGACAACTTGAATCTGGGGAAGGTTTTATTGGAGAAATGGCACATAAAGCAAAGAAAGAAAGACCTGGTTCAATACTTGCAGATCAATTTGAATCTGCTCAAGAAAAATTAAAAAGTCTACATACTGAGTTCAAAGAAATGATATCTGCTAGAGAAGGACTTGATCAATCAGCAGGACAGCAATTCGAAGCAAATGTAGCAACTATAGCAAGTTCCGGAATTCAAGGGGCAGCTGCAAGACTTAAAGGAATGGAAAGCAGAACAGGAGAAGATGCATTTACCGCCGACCAACTAGAAAAACAACGAAGCGCTTTAATTAAATACGGAAAAGATTTAGGGGGAATAAACCCAACAATTGCCGACTTATTTAGCCAGTATGAAAAAGGCGAGATATCTACAGAAAAACTAACAGATGGACTTAAAAATGTAACTCTAAAAGCAGGTGCACAAAATACTGCTTTCAAACAAATAAATAATACTATTTCAGGATTTGTACAGCAATATGGTAAACTTAGTAAACGAAATCCTTTAGATGAACTTCTTTCAAGTTATAACAATTTAGATCAAACAATAAAACTTACAGGTGATAATAAAGAAAGTGTTGTTCAAAAAATTTACGAATCTGTATTTGGCTCAAGAGCAGAAGGAACATCGCTAGACGATATGACAGCAGCACTAGATAGATTTGCAGAAGGCTTAGGAAACGTAATAGATGCTCGAAGACAATTAGAACTAGACGCACTTGATAATAAAGTAGCAGGAGCAAGAAATGCAAATAAAAAAGGAGCTGCAGCCACCTTTGCAAAAGAAGATATAAAACTAGAAGATTTAAGAATAGCAAAAGAAAAAAGACAAGCTAAAGTAGATGAATTAGATTTAATTAAAGTTAAGACTCCCTTAGATGAACACAATTTAGCAATAGCACAGAAACAACTAGCTGTAGCACAGGAACAAGAAAAAGCCTATGCACACTCAATAACACTTGCTGGAAAACTACAGAATACTTTCTCACAAGGAATACAAAAAATGTTTGAAGATATAGCAACTGGTTCCGCAAGTGCAAAAGATGCTTTTAAATCTTTAGCAACTCTAGTACTACAAGAAATGGCAAAAATAGCTGCAATGAAAATGGCAGCTTCAGTAACTGGATTTATGGGATTTGCACAGGGAGGTATTATACCTGTTCGAGGAATGGCTTCTGGAGGATATACTTCTGTAGGTACAAAACGTTTTGGAACTGGTGGAATTGCCACTTCTCCTACAGTAATGGTTGGAGAAGGAAGACACAATGAAGCTGTAGTACCTTTACCAGACGGAAGAAGAATTCCTGTAGAAATGATGGGAAGTGGAGCAGGAACAAACAATGTAACAATTAATGTAGATGCAGGCGGAAATGCAAGTAGCACAGGAAATGCAGAGCAAGCGCAAGCACTTGGTATGTCAATACAAGCAGCAGTTATGGAAACATTACAAAGAGAAAAACGTCCTGGCGGCGTATTAGGTGGAGGTTAATAAATGGCTTTTGGAATAATGCAAAATAATGGATCAAATATTACAGGTTTCAGTGCACCAGTACAACCAGATAAAGGACTAAAACGTGCTAGTAAACCAAAAGTTCATGTAGTAACTTTTGGAGATGGGTACGAACAAAGACTGGCAGATGGAATTAATAATTTAGAACAAACTATAAGCGTAAGTTTTTCTACTCGACCAAAAGCAGAAATAGATGATTTAGTGGCATTTTTTGAGTCACTTGGTGGAGTGAGTAAATTTCGTTTTGACTTAGAAGACAGCAATGCAGGTTCTAGCACAGAAACAATTAAATGCGTATGTGATAAGTGGGATCAAACTTGGGCATACGAAAACTTTTATAGTTTAACAGCAACATTTAAAAGAGTATACGAAGCATGACGGAAAAAATTGCAATCAAAGAGCTACAATCTCTTGAAGAAGAATCTGGTTTAGTAATTCTATATGAACTTGCACTTGATGCTGATGGATCAAGTCGAGCTTATTTTACTCGAGGAGAAGATGCAGATTTAACAAATGTACAAATGTACGATTATGATACAAATAGTCAATTAAATACTTATGATGCAATTCCACTTCAAGCAGAAGGTTTTGAAGTAAAATCACAAGGAACAGCTGCAAGACCTGTAATTACTTTTGCAAATATACTAAGCACTTTCGGAGATGCACTAGGTAGTTTAGAACCAAATGATCTTATTGGAAAGAAACTTTATAGAAGAAAAACTTTACGAAAATATTTAAAAGATGGAACAGCGGACACAGGCTCAGGAAATACTCCTGTAGAATTTCCAAGACAAGTTTTTATCATTGATAGAATCGAACAAGAAAATGCTATAGAAATATCTTTTGAACTTACAACACCTTTTGATGTAGAAGGACTAGTACTTCCTTATCGTGTTATTGGTAATAATGCCTGTTCATGGGTATATCAAGGAGCTTCTCCAAATAAAATAAATGCAAGTACAGATAATGGTGGATGTACTTGGTCAGAAGAATCTAAGCTTATTATGACAAACGGTAGCGGAACAGATGTTACTCATACTGTCTATGTAACTCAAGATGATGAGTATGTTATTCCTTCAACTACTAGTTTCACAACTTATACTAGCGGAGCAGTTACAAAAGATACTTATTATAAAACTACTACTACACTAGCAACTACGGGTATACAAAGGTTAAAGCCAAACGGTACTATAGACGCAAGTGCAAATGGAGGAACAATTAATAACTATTGGCAAGCTACAACAGCAGCAAGTAGTCCTGGAACTCCTTCAGATACAAATGGTAATTTTGAAAGAATAAGAGTACATGGTACATACAGTGCAAGTGCAAATTATTATGCCTATACAGAAGATAGACATAATGATTATGTTGCATATACGAGTGGTGGAAAAACACATTTATGGAAAGCAACTCGTACACAAACAACAGGAGCGAATACTGCCCCTGGATTCAATAGTTATTGGGAAAGAGGAGATTCATGCGGTAAAAGACTAACCTCATGTGCGTGTAGATTTGGATATAATCCATTAAGTACAGCTTCTGCTTCAACAGGAAGTACAACAAAGAATAGTCAAAAATCTTTACCTTTTGGAGGATTTCCTGGTGCAAGAAAATTTAAGTAGACTTCTACCTGAAATATATAAGCAAGTAAAAGAAGAAAGTCCAAAAGAAGCTTGTGGACTTGTTATTGAAATCGAAGATGAATTGAAATATATTCCTCTGGAAAATCAAAGTTCTGAGAATGAGCACTTTGCAATTGACCCAAAACAATGGGTTCGATACTCGATTATTTCAAAAATAAAATATGTAGTCCATAGTCACTACGGCTCAAATTGTCATCCAAGTGAGCATGACAAGAATGTATGTAAAAGTCTTGGTGTACCATACTTAATTGTATCGTACCCAGAGAAAGGAGAATTTATGTATGACCCACGTTATATTAATGGGAGAAATGGGAGACAAGTTCGGTTCTGAGTGGGAGTGCGTCGATACGAATGTTCGTGATATATTAAAATGTATTCATGTACAAACTGAAGGATTACAAGAATATCTTTTAGACTGTCATTTAAAAAATATCGAATTCTCTATACAAAGTGGAGATACTCTTATAGAGGAGTTTCCAGAATTATATCTAAATATTGCACGAGAAGAACTAATAATTACTCCAGTACCTGCAGGTTCTGGAAAGGGATTAGGAAAATTAATCACAGGATTACTAATGCTAGCAGCTTTCTTTTTTATGCCGGGACTCGGAGCAGCAATGACAACTGGAGGAACAACTGTTGGAGGAACTGGAGCATTAGCAGGATCATTTGCTACAGGTACAACAATGGTGGGAGGCACAGTAACATTAGGCACAGGTACTTCAGTATCGGCAGCATTGGCTTCAGGAGCAAGCTTAAATTTAGCAGGTTCAGCAGTAATGATGCTAGGAGCAAACTTAGCACTTATGGGTCTTGCAGAAATGTCAGCACCCGATCCAGATAAAACAACTAACGATCCTTCTTA